GCAGAAGATTTCTGCAACTGCATCCAAAGGCACGCCGATCAACCAATTGGACAAGCGGCTGGAGCTTTTAAAATATTAAAAACTATAGGAGGACTGATACTATGACAATTCAGGAACTGAGAGAAAAAAGAAGCAAGACATGGGATACTGCCCGTGACTTTTTGGATTCCAAGCGAAATGAAAGCGGTCTGCTTTCGGAAGAGGACAGCAAGACATATGATGCCATGGAGCAGCAGATCGTGGCATACGGCAAGGAAATCCAGCGGCTGGAACGACAGGCTCAGATTGAAGCGGAGATGAACAAGCCCACTTCTACGCCGATTCAGAACAAGCCGAACGCCTCCATTCACGGCGATACCAAAACAGGGATTGCATCTGATGCATACCGTACTGCTTTCTGGAACAGCATTCGCAACCGCAATTTTTACGATGTCCGAAACGACCTGCAGGTTGGTACAGATACTGAGGGCGGCTATCTTGTGCCGGATGAATTTGAACGGAAACTGGTGGAAGCCCTGACCGAAGAAAATATTTTCCGGCAGCTGGCAACCGTTATCAAGACTTCCTCTGGTGATCGGAAGATTCCCATCGTTACTTCTAAGGGCGAAGCTGCCTGGATGGATGAGGAGGACGCATATAAGCTGTCGGATGATACCTTTGGACAGGCTTCCCTCGGTGCATACAAGGTCGGTACGGCAATTAAGATCTCTGAGGAACTGCTGAATGATGCTGCTTTTGACCTGCCGTCTTACATTGCAAAGGAATTTGCAAGAAGAATCGGTGCAAAGGAAGAGGAAGCATTCTTCGTTGGTGACGGCAAGGGCAAGCCGACCGGTATCTTCGCTGCAACGGGCGGTGCAGAAAGCGGAGCAACTACCAGTACTGCAAATATCACTTTTGATGATGTTCTGGAACTGTTCTATTCTCTGAGAAGCCCGTATCGTAAGAAAGCTGTATGGGTACTGAACGATTCCACAGTAAAGGCACTTCGTAAGCTGAAGGACAGCACTGGCAATTACATCTGGAATCCATCTGTACAGGCTGGCGTTCCGGATACCATTCTCAATCGTCCGTACTACACTTCCAGTTATGTGCCGGAAATCAAGGCGGGTGCAAAGTGTCTTGCTTTCGGAGATTTCAGCTATTACTGGATCGGCGACCGTCAGGGATGCTCCTTTAAGCGGCTGAACGAGGTATTTGCAATGAATGGTCAGGTTGGATTCCTCGCATCTCAGCGTGTCGATGGCAGACTGATTCTGACCGAAGCTGTAAAGACGCTTGGCATGAAAGTGTAATCAGAGAAAGGGGTTGGAGTGGGTGGTAACTTTACAGGAAGTCAAGCAGTATCTGCGGATTGATTTTGAAGATGATGATACATTGCTTCTCTCCCTTATTTCAACTGCAAAACAGCTGGTAATGGATGTGGGAAGAATGGACGAGGAACGCTTTTCAGAAAACGAAGATGTGGTACGGACAGCAATGCTTTACACGGTTTCTTATCTCTATGAAAACCGCAATACCGCAGACTTTTCCAAGCTGACATTAACACTTCGTGCCATGCTGTTTGCACAGCGAGAGGGTGTGATGTAATGGAAATCGGAACTTTGAATCAGCGAATCACCTTTCTGGTGAATCGTGTCGTTACCGATGAAATCGGAAATCACACCGCTGTGTGGGACGAAGTTTTTTCCTGCTGGGCAAAAGTGACTTTGAAAGCTTCTGCGGAGCATACGGACGCTGGTGTGACCAAAGAAACACAGACGCTGGAATTCCTCATTCGGCAAAACCAGCACTGGATGCCGTCTGTAACAGGCAACCGAATCTTGTTTCGGGATGTTACATACAACATCACCAGTGTTACACCGGATTATCTGCACAAGGATTATCTGAAACTTACTGCAGAAGCCAGAAAGGCAGGGCAAAATGACCAGTATTGACAATCTTGCAGCGGAAATCATGCAGGGCTTGCAGGAATATGCAGACCTTGCGGATACTGCCATGAAAAAGGCTGTTCGGAAAACCGCCACGCAAGTGAAAAACGAGATTTCCGCCAATGCTCCGAAGGACAAAGGAAAATATGCAAAAAGCTGGACAACGAAAAAGACTGGTGAAAACAGCCACTCTTTGGAGATGACTGTCCACAGCAAGAATCGCTATCAGCTGGCACATTTATTGGAGAAAGGCCATGCCAAGCGTGGCGGTGGTCGTGTATCTGCTCGTCCGCATATTGCTCCTGCGGAAGAAAACGGTGTGCAGTTGCTGGAGCATTTAATTGAGGGGGCTTTGTCATGACCTACGAACAAATCGCAGAAATGATGGAGGAAATGGGACTGCCTTTCGCCTACCATCATTTTGCCGAGGACGAAAGCCCTGCACCGCCTTTTCTGCTGTTCTTATCTCCCGGAGAGAATACGTTTTCGGCAGATAATTTGGCATATTTCAGTTGCAAACAGCTGGACATTGAATTGTACACAGACAAAAAGCAGCCGGAATTGGAAGAACAGGTGGAGTCAGTGCTTTCCCAGCACGAGATTTATTATACAAAAACAGAAACATTCATTGATTCGGAAGAATTGTATGAAGTACTCTATGAGATGGAGGTTTGATCTATATGGCAATGGAGAAAAACAAGGTAAAATTCGGTCTGAACAAAGTTCACTATGCAAAAATCACCTCTTATGATGAAGAAGGTGTGCCGACTTTTGCAAAACCGGTTCGCATTCCCGGTGCAGTGTCGCTGTCTATCGATGCAGAAGGTGAAGCATCCAATTTTTACGCTGACGATGGTGTGTACTATGTGATCAACAATAACTCTGGTTACACCGGCGATCTTGAAATCGCATTGGTTCCGCTTGAGTTTGCGACAGACATTCTCGGCGAGAAACTGGATGAAAAGGGCGTTCTCACGGAAACCAATACTGCAGAAGTATCCCAGTTTGCACTGCTGTTTGAATTCAGCGGCGATAAGAATAAAATTCGGCACTGTCTGTTCTGCTGCTCTGCCTCTCGTCCGGCAACAGAATCCAGCACCATTGAGGACGAAAAGGAAGTTAAAACAGAAACGCTGTCTTTGACCGCAACGGCGTTGAACAGTGGTTTGGTAAAAACTAAAACCTGTGAGAAAACGGATGCCGAGGTTTATGAGAACTGGTACAAGGCGGTATATATGCCAAATCTGGCTGCCGCTGTACAGAGTGGTAAAGCATCCGCAGCATCTGTGAAAGCGTAAGGAAGGTGCAGTATGGCAATTCAGAAGAACATCACCATTGATGGGATTGATGTGCCTTTTAAGGCAAGTGCAGCAGTTCCCAGACTGTATCGTCTGAAATTTCGCAGAGATATTTATCAGGACTTTGCAGCACTGCAAAAGTCTGTGGGGGAAAATACAGAGGAATCCTCTGCACTGGACATTGAAAGCCTTGAAGTATTTGAGAATATCGCCTACATCATGGCGAAACACGCTGATCCAGTCGTTCCGGCTTCTCCGGATGAATGGCTGGAACAGTTCAACACGTTCAGCATTTATGAGATTTTGCCGCAGCTGATCGACCTCTGGGGTTTAAATGTAGAAACACAGATCAAGTCTAAAAAAAACATCGCCCGATTGACCGACCGATGACCACACCGCTGTTTTTGTTGCGGTGCGTTCAGCTGGGCTTGTCTATGAGCGATTTGGATTTTTTGACCCTTGGTCTGGTGAATGATATGTTCACCGAACGGGAGAATGACGAATACAAATATCATATGTTAGCGGATCAGAGTGACTTCGATAAATTTTGATAAGGGGGTGAGATTGTATGGCTAATAGAATCAAGGGCATCACCGTAGAAATCGGCGGCGATACCACCAAGCTATCCAAAGCCCTGGAAGTTGTCAATCGGGACATCAAGGGAACGCAGACACAGCTGAAAGATGTCCAGAAACTGCTGAAGCTTGATCCCACCAACACGGAACTTTTATCCCAGAAGCACAAGCTGCTGGCAGATGCGGTATCTGCCACCAAGGAAAAGCTGGAAGTGCTGAAAACTGCCGCAGAACAAGCAAACACTGCTCTTGCAAATGGTGAAATTTCACAGCAGCAGTATGATGCTTTGCAGCGTGAGATCATCGAAACCGAAAACGAACTGAAACGCCTGACCACAGAAGCAAACAATTCTCACACCGCCTTGGAAAAGATGGGCGTTCTGGGTGAAACGCTGCAGTCCGCCGGGGACAAAATTTCCGGTGTGGGACAAAAGCTGCTGCCGGTCACCGCCGGTGTCACGGCTCTGGGAACCATTGCCGTGAAAACTGGTGCAGATTTCGATTCTGCCATGTCAAAGGTGGCAGCGGTGTCCGGTGCGACCGGTTCAGAGATGGATGCTCTCCGGGAAAAGGCTCGTGAAATGGGCAGTAAAACGAAGTTCTCTGCAAGTGAGGCTGCGGATGCCATGAACTACATGGCGATGGCAGGCTGGAAAACCAATGATATGCTCAGCGGTATCGAAGGCATCATGAATCTTGCTGCCGCTTCCGGCGAGGACTTGGCATCTACTTCAGACATTGTCACGGATGCTCTGACCGCTTTCGGTTTGTCTGCTTCGGACAGCGGACACTTTGCGGATATTCTGGCGGCTGCCTCAAGCAATGCCAATACCAACGTCAGCATGATGGGTGAAACTTTCAAGTATGCCGCTCCTGTGCTGGGTTCTCTGGGATACTCTGCTGAAGACTCTGCCATTGCCATCGGACTGATGGCAAACGCCGGTATCAAATCCTCACAGGCTGGTACCGCACTGCGTTCTGCCATCACCAATCTGGCAAAGCCGACCGATACGGTAGCATCTGCCATGGAACAGTACGGCATTTCTCTGACAGATAGTTCCGGCAAGATGTATTCTCTGCGGGAACTCATGGAACAACTCCGACAGAAATTGGGCGGACTTTCTGAGGCAGAACAGGCACAGGCAGCTGCCTCGCTGTTTGGCAAAGAGGCCATGTCCGGTATGCTGGCGATCATCAACGGCTCCCCGGCGGACTTTGAAAAACTGTCCAATGCCATTGATACCTGTTCAGATACAGTAGACGGCTACAATGGCACGACTGAAAAAATGGCGGCTGTCATGCAGGATAACCTTGCCGGACAAGTGACCATCTTGAAGTCCCAGCTGGAAGAGTTGGCAATTTCCTTTTCTGATATTCTGATGCCTACCATTCGTTCTGTGGTTTCCCGTATACAGGACTTGGTGGACAAGCTGAACCAGTTAGACCCACAGACCAAAGAAACCATTGCGAAAATTGCACTGGTGGCTGCTGCTCTTGGTCCGATGCTGGTGGTGCTGGGAAAGACCATCTCCAGCGTGGGAACGGTCTTTTCCGCAGTATCCAAACTGCCTGCCCTTTTCTCGGCTGTGCAAGGTGGCATCGGAGCCATTACCGGAGCGTTGGGTGTGTCATTAGGTTCGCTGCTCGCCATTATCGCAGCTGTTGCCGCTTTGGTGGCTGCCTTTGTGCATCTCTGGAAAACCAATGATGAATTCAAAAGCAATATCATCGCCATCTGGGAGCAGATCAAAAGCACCTTTACCGGATTGACACAGGGCATCACTGATCGGTTAAATGCTCTGGGATTCGACTTTGAGAGTTTCACCGATGTGCTGAAAGCTGCGTGGGACGGTCTGTGCAATCTGTTAGCTCCTATTTTTGAAGGCGTCTTTCAAAACATCTCTAACATCTTTTCAGAGTTTACTGGTGTTCTTCTGGGGCTGCTGGATGCTCTGATTGGTCTGTTTACTGGTGACTGGGAGCAGTGCTGGAATGGAATCAAGGGGATTTTTACGTCTATCTGGGACTTCATTGTCAACACGTTCCGCAATATCATGAATACCCTGAAAGGCATTGCAGATGTGGTGCTGGGGTGGTTCGGAACAAGCTGGAACGAAGTCTGGACTTCCATCAAGACATTTTTCGTAGATACATGGAACAGCATTGCTTCCTTCTTCACGGGAATCGTTACCGGAATCCGGGACTTTTTCGTCAACACTTGGACGTCTATTTCCAATACCTTCACCACCATTGTCACTGCCATTCAGACGGTGGCAACGACCGTATTTACGGCAATTCGGGATTTCTTCACCACGATTTTTACAGCGATCTACAACTTTTTTAGCACGATTTTCAATGCCATTTACAACGTGGTTTCCACGGTTTTTCAGGCAATTTATAACGTCATTACGACCGTTTGGAATGCCATTTACACCACCTTAGAACCGCTGATCACGGCATTCGGCTATCTGTTTCAGACGATTTTTGAAGCCATTCAGATCATTGTGGGCAGAGTGATGGACTGGATCTCGGAGAAGATCAGTGCCATTTGGAATGCAATCGTGGAATTTTTAACGCCGATTTTAGAAGGTATCCGAACGACATTTGAAACCATCTGGAATGCCATCTCTACTACAATTTCCACGGTTTTGACAGCGATTCAAGATGTGGTGACTACGGTTTGGAATGCGGTATCTGGTTTCATTTCGTCTGTTTTGTCAGCGATCTGGAATGTGGTTTCTTCCATCTGGAACAGCATCTCCGGCACGATTTCCAGTGTGATGAATGCTATTTTTTCTGTGGTATCGTCTATCTGGAATCAGATTTCTTCTGCGGTTTCCAATGTTCTGAACGCCATCCAATCGGTGGTATCTAACATCTGGAACAGCATTAAGAGTACAATTTCCAACGTGATGCAGAGCATTTCTTCTACGGTGTCCAGCATCTGGGACAACATTCGTTCTGCAGTTTCTGATAAGATCAGCGGTATCCAGTCCACCATTCAAAGTGGATTCGAGGCGGCTGTCGGATATATCAGGGGATTGGCTTCCGATGCTTGGAACTGGGGACGGGATATCATTCAGGGAATCATTGATGGCATTCAGAGTGCCATCGGCTGGCTGGCGGACTGCGTCACCAATGTTGCCGATACCATTCGGGATTTCCTGCACTTCTCCGTCCCGGACAAAGGACCGCTGACGGACTACGAGAGCTGGATGCCGGACTTTATGAAAGGACTGGCAGACGGCATCGACAAAAGCAAGAAGTATGTGGAAAAAGCTGTAGGCGGTGTGGCGAAAGCCATGCAGCTGACCATGGATTCTGATCTGAATTACAGCTTGCATGGGATTTCCGGAGCAATGCTGCCCGACAGTTCCGGTGGAACGGTGAACAATTATTACAATACCGACAACCGGAAGACGGTGAATCAGACGAATCAATCGCCGAAGGCACTGTCACGGTTGGAGATTTATCGGTTGACACGGAATGCGTTGAATGTGTAATGGGGGTGTGTGATGTATTTTTCTCTGGTTTTAGAAAATGAAAACGGTGAACGATTAGATATGACCACCACCGCCAATCAATACATGACCTCCAAAATCGAAGGTCTGAATCCGCCTGCCGGAACGATTTCCACTTCTTCTTACGCAGGCATGAACGGCAGCTACCTCAACAACGCTTTCATTGAAAAACGAAACGTAGTCATTTCCTTTAC